AGTCGATGGCCATGTCGAGGAAGGTGCGCTCGGAGCGCTTGAACCACGTCTCCGTGCGCGTCGCCACGGCCTCGGCGGCGCTCCACCCGTCGCGCAGAATCACGGCGGCCCCGGTGTCCGACGTGTTGTAGCCGCTCTTGGGGTTGGGCATGCCGCACACCTTGAGGGCGGAGTCGTAGAGGGAATCCACGAGCGTCTGGCTCTGCCCCTGGTCGAGCACGGCGCTGATGTAGCCCGCCTTCGCGCCCTCGGGCATGAGCAGGCCGCCGAACTCGCGGAGCCTCCTCCAGAACGCGGACTCCTCCTCGTCGCTGTCGCCGAGGTCGATGCCCGAAAGAACGAGGATGGACTGCACCACCTGCTCCACGCCGTCCACGCGGTTGCTCTGCACGGTGTTGATGGCGTCGAGCACCGGGACCACCGGCTCGAAGTCGCCCTCGCGGCTCACGCCGTGCGGGTACTCCACGATCGGGATTGCCCCGAGCGGGTTGGCGTCCGTGGCGACGTTGCCGTCCTTGTCCACGGTGAACATGGATTCGGCGGTGTAGGCGTAGCTCGTGCGGTTGCCGTCCGAGTCCTCGACGTAGGTGACGCCGAGCATCGGGCGGTGCGAGAGCCTGCTCGAGTAGACCACGTAGGTGTATCGCGGGTCGGGCACGAACAGGTCGAAGGGCGCGTCCGTGTCGTCCCGCTGGGCGGTTGCGGGGGGCCGCACGCCCCCCGCGTCCTTGGGCGAGAGCATGCGGTACGCCGTGCCGCACACGGACTGCCAGAAGGCCACCTCGAGGTCCGAGGCCTCCTTGCCCGCCGAGCGCATCCAGGCGCAGAGGGAGCCTAGGTCGGAGGCGTCGGCGGTCTCGTCTGAGTCGTTCGCGGCGAGGTCGACGTACTGGATGGGGGCGCTGAGCAGGTAACCCGTCTTGAAGTCGGATATCTCCTTCGCGCGGTTGACCACGACCTTGTTGTTGATCTCGGTGTTGTAGGTCTTCTCGCGCTCGAGGATGGGCTGGTCGCCCTTGTAGTAGGCGTAGAGGTATCCGATGTCCGAGGCGTTCGCGTCGTGGGTCTTCTGCGCGTCCTCGATCACGTCCGCGACGTTCTGCGCCGTCACCTCCTCCTCGTCGGTGTAGATCACGGTCCTGCCGTGCAGCTCGCGCGAGTCAGCCATTCCCTGATGCCTCCGTGGGGTAGTGTGGCCGCGTCTGCGGCCTTGTTTCGGTCGATTGCGAATAGTTGGCCGTCGTTGCGGTCAATGGGCCGCAGAACGGCTCAGAACGGCCTTGCGAACACCCTCGCCTCCGCGCGGTCGAAGCGGTAGACCATCGCCGCGGCCATCGCGAGGGAGTCCGGGGCGTCGTCGTGGGCCACCTTGCCCTGGCTCGTGAACGCGCACACCTGGTCCATGAACCTGCGGTACTCGCGGCTCCTGCCGTCCGGGTCGCGGAACACGAAGTGCTGCCGTATGTCCGGAGCGCGGCCATGGATGCGCTCGTCCTTTGAGACGTTTGCCTGCGCGGGCTGGGTGGTGACGGTCGTGCGCACGTGGTGGCGGCGCAGGAGCGCCCTGAACTCGTCCACGTAGGAGGCCAGCATGCGGTTGGCCTCGAACTGCACGCGCTCCACGTGGTAGGTGCGCACCGCGTCGAGCAGGAGCGGCATCGTCACGTCCTTCTCGGCGTCCGAGAAGACCACGGCGGGCACGTACACGTCCTCGCCCGTGTCCACGCACACCGGCGCGGCGGTGTAGTCGCCGCCGCCAAACGCCGGGTCCACGGCCATGAACACGCGCCCCCCGGGCGTCTCGCCGGAGTAGGTGCGCAGCTGCGCCGCGTCGAAGAGGGCCCCCTGGCGCTCGATGGGCTGCTGCTGGTACATCGCCAGCCACGACGCCATGTCGTCCTGCCGCTCGAACTGCGCCCGCACCCTCGCATAGTCCTCGTCGGAGAACCCCACGCCGTAGGGCATGACGAAGTTCGAGTGGCCCGCCTCGTCGAGCGCGGGGACGGAGACCTTGCGCCACCTGACGTCCCTGAACTGCGGATCGGTCTCGAGCAGGCGCTCCCTCTCGCCCATGGGGTCGGAGAGCGTCCAGCGGGTGCCCATCCATATGACCGCGCACCCGGCCTTGCGCCTCGAGAGCCAGTCGTTCGCCACCTTGGAGCCGAGCTTCGCCATGCGCTGCTCGCTGATGGCCTCCTCGTAGCCCGAGCAGAGGTCGTCGCCGACCATGACGCCGGACGCGTCGCACGCGCCGTTCAGCGTGCCGTCGATGGAGCGGCAGGTGAGCGACGCGTACTTGCGCCTCCTCGCCACGTTGACGGTCTGCTCGTTGGCGTTCGTCTCCACGATGGGGGCGGTGGGGAACACGTCCTGCCAGCGGTAGGTGTAGGGGTCCTGCATGACCTCGAGGACGCCCTTGTAGAAGGCGTTGGTCACGGGCGACGAGTAGGACGAGTAGAGGTTCGACCGCTCCGGGTCGCGCCCCACGACCCAGGTGAGGAACATCGTCACGATGCCCGTCTTGCCCGTCCTCGGCGGCAGGTTGATTATCAGCTCGTCCAGCCTGCCGTCCGCCACGTCCTGCAGCGCCTGCGCCACGCCGTCCAGCGCCACGCGCCTGGGGAGCCAGAAGCACTCCTCGGGCGGGCGGTCCAGCTCGAGGTACTGCATGTAGCGCCGGAAGTCGGAGCGTGCGAGCCACCTGAGCGAGCGCCGCCACACCTCGTACCACCTGTCGGCGTCCCTCGCGCCCGGAGCCACCAGCCCCGCCGCGAGCGACTCCATGCGCCTCGCGGACTCCGCCGCCTCGGGGTCGGAGTCCCCAGCCGCCTCAATCAGGCAGAGAGCGTCTTCTGCGGCCCCCGCGTCCCCGCCCATCGCGAGCGGCACCACCCTGCTCGACAAGACCGACCTTCGCATACCTGGCCTCCACCTCCTTCGGCGACGCCTCCGACACCTCGCCCGTCACGCGCACGTCCTGCTGGTCCCTGTAGCCGAACCAGTTCTTCGCCTGGAAGATGTAGACGGCCATGGGGATCCTGCCGTCCTGCGCCATCTGGGCGCTCATCGACTCCACCGCGCGGTAGGTCATGACGAGCTGCTGCGACGGGTGCCGGGCCATCTCCTGCGGCGTGGTCCCGAGGGCGAGGGCCAGCCCCGGCACCGTGGGGTTCATGGACTGCTGCTCGCAGAGCGCGAGGTACTCCTCGCACCTCCTCCCCACCGCCTCCGGGTCCTGCAGCCGCACCGGGTCGCGCGACAGCCTCATGAGGTCGTCCGTGTGCCGCGCGTAGTCCTCCCTCGCGGGCCCGTCAGCCGTCCTTGGCCTCGCCATCGGCCACCACCGCCTCGTCTCTCTCCTCGTTTGGTTACCAGTGGTGCCGCGCCGACTCCGGCAGAGCGCCCTTTTTCGGTTTTTCGCCCCGGGCGCGATCCCGGTGCCCGGTCCCCCCGGGACGGCTGGGACTCGTGGGACGACCGGAACGGTTGGACCGTTCCGCCTCCGCACGAAGCCGCCAAAGGGCACGGGGCGGCGGGCGGAGCGTAGCGCGAGTGCAGCGCACGCCCGCCGTCAGGTGCCCACCGTCAGGTGGGTTTATATAAGTGTTCTTCTTATATAAGGCGGCATCGTTCCGTTCCACCCCCTCTGACCTGCGGTTTTAAATGTTACCGGAACGCTAACATAATTCCGGTCCAACAGGTGTTGAAATGTGCCATCTACCTGCGATGATAACGCTATTTTGTAAATCGTAAGGTACTTAGCGGAACGATTTCGGGACGATGGAATCGTTCCGGTCGTCCCGGACCGTCCCGGGCCGTGCCGAACCGTTGTGCCGCCCGGGCGTCCCGGCGCGCATCCTCGACCCTTCGCGGGCCATGTCTCGGGGGTTTGTCAGCGGATGCATTTTTCTAAGTGTTTTATGCAATCGTGACGTTGCGATTGTAGCACAGGTGGTATATCGTTGTGACATTTTGGCGCGTCGCGTCGTGGTATCGTGCGGGAGCGCCCTTTTTCGGAATTTTCTGGTAGCGGGGGCACCCCCGCCGTCGCGATCCCCTGGGTACCCTGTCCCCCCGCCCGTGGCGCGGTGGAGCACGGTTCGCGTTGGCAAACTCTGATAATATAGATTATGTCAAGTAGCCCACGCGCTGTTTATGCATGATTTCTAGATATTGCTATCGATTTATGCGATAGCGCGTATTGCACACGCTTACACCTATAAGGAGCACGCGCCGCGCGTGTGTATAGGGTCGTGTGGCACGTGAACTAATTGCTACCCACACACTCACAAATGCCATATATGCCCAACGTGGTTAATTGCTACCTCG